TTATAGAGTTGCCTTGTGTAACCGAAGTCGCATCCAATACAGTGATAGCACTTGCGTTAGTTGTGACGTTTGAATTAGTCGTTGTTAGAGACGTTTGCAGATTCGTGATTGCCGCTGCGTTCTGGGTTGTTTGACCATCTCGCAGATCTTCCCAAGCGGTTCCAGACCAATAATAAGGCTGGTTGTTTGCCGAACTGTCATACCAGCGCGAAAAGTCAGGTATAGGATCTGGGATACCGCCAACGCCAGCAACAGGTTCTGTAGCTTGAACAAAGACCTCAGAAACACCTGATGTCAAGTCGGTAAGAACAACTTCTAATGCGCTTAAATTATTTGCGACCGTATTGATTGAAGTGTTTAAAGTCTGGTTAGAATCCGAAACGTATATCGCCACGTCTCCTAAATTCTGCACCTGAACGTCTTGGCCCGTCTCCAAATCCAGCACTTCGCCAGCTTCAACTTCTACCAACAAAACCTCTTGCCGCAAGACTTCATTCTTGATCGTAGTGTCGATGATTTTGGTTGTGCCATCGGTATCAACAAGATTCCCGTTAGTGTCACCAGCGTTTAGGCTTAACCTTGCTCCGACTGTTGCGTTGTCTTCTGGCGCATCTGTAGACCCAGAAACATCCGCCCAATTTACCCGTCCGACCGTAGCGAAAACCGTAGTATTCGGATCGGCATTAGGCTCTAAATTAGACTGACTGGCTGCGTCCGTACCGACATTCCTGACAGCCCGAACCCAGTAATAACGAAAATCACCAGACACAACCGAATCAGCCGAGTTAGACGCATCGTGAATAAACTGAGTCCCATCCGTTTCGCCGATCTTGACCGCTGATGAGAAGTTCGCATTAGGCGATGCGTAGATGTAAATAGTCCCAAAGTCATTAGGCTTGGCAGGATTGACCCAGTTCAGCTCATTGCTTTTCAATCCTGCCGTAGCACTCAATCCACTTGGACTAGGTACGCCTCTGAATGCGTCCGTGATAACGCCTGTAGCCGTAATTGTGGAATACTCATTGACAGCAGGATCAGCGTAGGATGTGCTTGAGTCTTCCCGTAAGGTTAGATTAACGCCTCCTTCTTCTGAGAACGTCCAGCCAGCACACTGAAAGACCTTGTTAGACCAGCTCAATTCTTCAACAGTTACCTGAACCCGATCACCTGCCGTGATCCTCAATGCAGATAGATTCGCTGGGAAGCTAACGACCTTCTGCTGATCGCTTAACTGAATTAATTTGTTAGACAATCTCTGAGCCATATAACTTGAGTTTGTCATGGGATACTGAACTTCTTTTTCCAATATTTCCCCGTTGTCTCTGGTAACAGCGTCGGCTAACTGAACTTTTGGGAATTCGCTGGACTTGTAATTTTGATTGGGATCAATGAACAAACCTTTGACCGTGTTATATCTGTCAGACCGCTCAAAAGATGTCTTGACCCCAATCGCACTAACTAGGTCGTTTTCGTCTAAGGATTCCGTTGGCGCTTCATATATACCAGCGCGAACAACATATTTTCCGTTGGAATAAACCAGCGACCCGTTCATGCTGGACAAAATCTTGTTTATGTTCGCTCTGTGCGAATCGGTGCCAAACAGAACCCCGTTACAGGTGAATCGTTGCTCGTTGCCGCCTGGGACAACTACTGAGACTTCGCAACCATCGGCCGCTGCCACAATTGCATTCCAGTCAATTTTATCTGCCGCAATGCCCATTCCGAAGTCTGCGTCCATCAGATAATCGACAAGGCATAAAGAAGGGTTTGTAGAATAGGTTATGTAACTGGCATTGGTTACATCTTGCCCGTAAGTGCTAACCGCTGCGTATTCCAATCTTGGGTCATATACTTTCTTACCTTGGACTAGCGCTTTAATATCTGTGGGGGCGTATTTGTCCCACACCTCAGCAGAGTCTTCGTTCAACTTCCACTTCATTGCGATATAAGCAACGCCTTTCCCTTGGTGGGCTGAAGTGTAATCGGTAAAAGCGCTAACCATCATCGAGTCAGCGGCTTGTGTTGCTGTCCCCAAATGCTTGTTGATTATGCAAATGGTAGTGCCGCCTTTTGGGCCGAACGTGCCAGATGTGACGTTACCGCCATCGCTTGATCCGCCGTTGATGGCAGAATCTAAAATTATTTGGTTGTCAAAATGGATGTTAGTTATATCCGTTACTTCGTGACCAGCCAAAGCGATGACATGGTACAAATCTTCGTTATCTGTTCCTTTCATCCCAATATAAGAAATCGGCCCAGAAACCAAAGTTTCGCCATAGATTATTTTATAAGGCTCAGTTGTTGATCTTACGGTTTTCTGACGGCTTGCATCGGAATCAACCTTTGGCATTCTGATATTGCTAAGGTCAATCATTGTCTTGGCAGCAAGCACTCCGCCAACAATAACAGCAGCGCCGATCGCCGCCGCAGCGCCACCAACCACAGCGCCAACCGTGACCGCGCTACCGATTGCGGTTAATGCGCCAATGACTATGGGGATTACTTGAGGCATATCGGCCAACCTGCTTGTATAAATTCTCTTGGCATTCGAGCCAAGCCTTTAAGCGTTAAACAGACCGCTTTTGATCCCAATTTAACGCCCATAAGTTCACTGTCTGGTATCTTTACCAAAACAGGGCTGCCGTCGGGCAAGCTATCAATGTCTTGGGTAGATTCGCCCAAAACAGTGGAAACGGTTTGTCTAAGGTCGCCGTTTGCTTCAATAATACGGTAGGCTTCCTTTTCTGAATTATAGTCAAAGTCAGCTAAATAATCTTTACCCGTTAACTCTTTGACTATAAATCCTGCAAACTGACAGCAATCTGCGTCCCCATAAGTAAAACCCCGTCGCTCCCATTTGTTTAACGCTTGTAAGATTCTCAGCTGCATTAGCGCATGTGTTGCTTATCAGGGATTGTATCGTCCGAATCGATCCCAGGAACGCTTGAAGATCCAGGTTTTTTTGCTCCCCAATCAAACTTAGCGCCTTCAACTTCGTGGATATGCGAAAAAAACAAATCACCAGCATATCGGCTTTGTTGCGTTGCGTTGGTATATAAAAGATTCTTTGCCATATCGAATCGACTCAATTCTGATTCAGCGACCAACTGGATCGCATCCCCACCGTCAGCGCCTACAGTTAGGTTCATTTGATCCATAAACCCTGACCAAATTTGCGTTGGGGTATCAATTAATGAATCGTCAGCATCTAGCACGCCAAGATAAACCGTTACAGGGTGCATGAAATAATCTTGAGTCAAGGCCGCACCAGAGATGGTTGCGTCTAAGCCCGATAAGGTCAGGCTGATCGCGTATGGGCTGACGTCTAACCCTTCTTCCACTTGGCTAATAGAACCAAGGTCGCCAACGCCTAGCCAATCTTGACTGCCCCAAGTATATGTCCCCAAACTGTTGTGGACGTAAATTGTCCCTGCTGGGAATTCCAATTTGGCAAAGGTGACAATCGCAACGTGCTGTTGCCCTAGTGCCGTCGCTACGTCTGTCGGAAACCCTCGGCTCATGCTAGTACGTCTTCCATTGCTTCAATAGTAAAACTGCTGAATATTGGCGGTCTGTTATCCCATGAGGTTGCGCTTGTTAGAATGAACACGCCTAAAACTGGGTACAAATAATCGATGGCATCGCCGTCATCGGTAGGCTTTCTGATCGGTGGCGCAATCGGAATTGCAATTGTTCCTGTTCCTGTCGAGCTGCAAGCTGCCGTTACCATGTGAAGCTCGTTGTTGAACGCTATGTAATCACCAGCCTTAAAATAGTCCGTCACCGTCAAATTTGCGTCTCTAATGTTAAGCGTTGAGCCAGTTTGCCCCGCCCCATTGACCACGATGTTATCGCTAACCGCTGGCGCATTACCTCGACGCACGAAAGCATGGTCTTGCAAATAGAACCTGTGCTGCTGACCGTTTAGCTTAGTCAAGAACGCTTGCATCTCGGCCCGATCATCACCAGTCAAGTTGTCAAATTGCAATGAAGCTCGCCAAAGTGAGCCTTTTCTGGCTGTCGTCTGAATTGAATTAGTCAACGGGCTTTGGAAGACCCTTGTATTGGTCACAAGCTCAAAAGTGCTTTTAGACGGCGTTATGGATGGGAATATGTAAGTTGTCATTAAACAAACCTTCTTCGTCTCATTAGATCTTGTATGGTCGCAACGGTCTGTTGGCTTGTTTGCTGCATTGCTGAACGGATTTTCATGTCGACATCCGCGCTTGAACCTCTTGCATCCACGTTATTAACAATCTGGATGCTTTCGCCGCCACCCATTGCTTTCTTTAATTGATCGTTGCTCGATACACGACCTGACCCACCCATTGTCAACAGCTCTGGCCCGCGCTCGCCAACAAGGTAACTTTCACCGCCTCTAACTTGACCGCCTAATGCTCTGCCCGCTAATGATTGCGTGGCGTAAGCTGTACCTGCCGCCAAGATAGTTCCAGCAGCCGCAGCACCTAATGCTGGGCCAATAACTGGAATGCCAGCAAGCGCTTTGTATGCACCCATAGCTGCCGCGTATGAGTCGGATATAATCTTTGTAGCGTTCTCTCGCTTTTCTTGATTTGCTAAATTGATGCCTATTCTTGCCGCTGCCTTGACTGATTCTGACTTTCCTTGAAGCAATACATCTTCAGCCATTAACAACGAATTGGTTACATTTTGCTGACTTTCTATTCTTTCTTGGTCAGCTATCATTTGCCTTCTAAGTTCTTCTTGTCTAAATCGTTCTTTAACGTCGGCTATTTTGCCTTCGGTAGATTCCTGTAATGCCACCCTTGCATCAAGGTATTGTAATTCAATGGCAAGAGTCTCTTGACCTTTAGCTTCTGCTGCCGCCATTGCCGCAAGCCTGTCTTGCTCCAACAATTCCAATTGCTTGGTTAGGTTTCTTTCTAGGCTTTGGATCTGAGTATCATTAGCGGCCAAAGCGGCTTCCAATCTCTTACCTGCTTGCTTTTCGGCTGTCTTTATTGCTGCGTCTCTTGCTTTTGATTCAGCTTCCAACGCTTTTTTATTCTTATCTCTGGCTTCTATTTCCCCTTCTTTGCCTTCAATCAAATCATAAAGAAGATTTATCTCTCGGATTTGCTCATCACTAGCTTGCCTTCTTTTTGCTAATTCGATGTCCCTTTCTCTGTTGCTAAGTCCCATTACGGACAATTCTTTATCTAACTTATCAATTAATTTTTGCGTTGATTCTGAAAGGCCGCTATTTTCATCGGTCAGCTTTTTAATCGCCGCTTCGTTCAAGCCTATTTGGACCTGATTTCTGTTCAAAGACCCATTCATGTCATCGAATGAATCAGTAGCCTTTTGACTCATTGCGGCCGCAAGACCTAAAGCGCCCGTGGTCGTTTTCGTTGCTTCCGCTAACTTTTCGTTTTCTTTTGTTAGCCTTCTGATTTCTATATCGTTAAGGTTTCTGATTAATTCTTGCTGAGCAGCGCTCAACTCATTAAATTCTAGCCCTAACCCTCGTATTGCTTCACCAAGTTCTTCCGATGTCTTCCCAGCGGTCAATAATTTATATGCCAAGCCCCCTAAAATTGCACCAAACGCGATGACAGCACCCGCAACTGCTCCGCCTGGACCAAAGGCAGAGGCTAATTGCGGCCCCTGTTGGCCAAGAATTGTGAAAGCATTTGTGCCCATTTGGGCTTGGACTGCAATATCTTGCAATTGGTAGGAAACTTGCTGAGTAGATCCGCGCATAGCGCGAAAGTTACCTTTTACAACCTTGGCTTTTTTAGCTACTTGCTCAGTTTGCGTGGCTGTTTTGGTCGCTTGATCGCCGAGGTTTTTTAAATCTTTCTCGGTCTGTTGAACCCCGTCAGATTTAACTTCAACTATTAAGGATGCTATGTCAGCCATTTGCGTAAGCCTCTTGGTATGAAAGTTGATCCAATTCTCTTATCAGGTCAACTTCAAATGCGGTTAAATCGCCGTAGATATCCATGTACGATTTGATTTGATTATAGCTAATGGCTCCTTCACTTGCATTTTTTAATGACACAAACAAAGCCCACAAATAAGCCAGTTCAGCCCTCAACTCTGGTCGTTCTGCTAATTGCTTTGGCGGCTTACCAATCGACTTTTCTATTTGCTTGAGGTTTTGTAATCGGCTGACCTTTGAGCCTTTATCGTATCCAGATGCCCAAAACTCCCACTTGGCATACGCGGATATTTCACTGGTCAACCTTTCGTAAAATTTACCCTGTCAGCTACAAATCTATCAACTTGCGTCGCCACGCTTGGCGCATTTTCGTACAGCCCTTTGGCGGCTTCTGGACTAAATTCAACGGTATCTTTCCCGCTCTTTAACCCACGCCAACCGATTGTGACCGCCGTTAGCAAATCAATCTCGCCACCTTCTTCATCGTTTAGCAGCTTGCGGTGATACTTTCTGACCGCTTCA